AGCTGGTTCATTCCAAGCGCCATCCCAAGCAGCATAGAACTCAGGGTCTTCATCAGTAGCAACAACCTGGACACGAGTCTCGCTCTGAGGCTGAACCGACAGGATTTTTACTTTTTTACCTGGAGTAGCTAATGGCGAAAAGAACCAAATATGGTCCATCATCTGCATGCCATCTTGAAAGACTGGTACAGTAGTGAGCGTTATCGTATCTGACTCGCTAGATGCTGCGGCGACCTGATAGGTAGTCATCGTCCCATCGGGTCTTTTTAGCATGACATACTCAACTTGACCATTTCTAGGAACTGATCTATCTAATGTAATGGCGCTACCATCACGGCTGACTACACGCCCTGAGTAGCCCCACTGAGTGAGATCATGCGAGAGTAAAACAACATCGCCACGGGTGCATACAAAGCCCTCAAAGTCGCAATCCCACTTAATTCTTCTGCGCCGGTAGTGTTGTTGTGCCGCTAATCGATTAGCAAACTTACCAGCCATGACCTTGCTTGTGCAGCCAAATAGATCAACGGTGCTAGTTCTTGTAGGTATCGTTACATTTGGAACGAGTACTCTGACTTCGTCTTGGTTATAGTCTTTATCAGGATTCTCATATCGGACAATAATCTCTTCCGCAAGTTGCTCGGTAATGTAGGAGACTTCAAATGAGCCTTGGATGATATTGCTCATGCCAAAAGCCGCTACTGGGCTTTGATTTCTTGCATCCCAAATAACCCCCAGCTTTCCAGAGCTCCAGGTAGGCGAAGCGAATCCGCATCTTGCGATGGCAGAAAGTAGATCGCTGGAATTCATGTTTCCGTCAATTACGGCGTTAAACGTAAAGCCTTCATCCACGCAAAACGCAGCCCAAGCACTTAATGATGGCAAATCTAATTGACTGCTGCTTAGCCCAATTCCATAGAGGAGCTTTCCATTTTGACTTTTTCTGCCAATTGCGAAATCTATAAACCAGTGAGCAGGGTTGCTGGTTAATCCAAACACCCAGACTGAGCCATTCCAATAATAGGCGCTTGCCGCAGCAGTGGTAGATAGCTGAGAAATAGCCCCATTTAATTGAGATGAGGCGCGAATAGTAAGGCCGACTCGGTTCTGACCTATATAGCTCGAAGCATCTTGCTGATAGCTTCTTAACGAGCTCCAGCTAGTTTTATTTTGTAAGCGCGCGTCAGTGCTATCGGCAGTGTCACGAATGACTCTAACCTCATAAGCACCAACAGGAACGTCAATAAATAAGGTTGCTCTTCTTGGTTTTTGAGAGTTTCCAGAGACAATTACAGTACTGCCACCAGATACAAATCTAGTGCGAGTTTCCATTGCAGATGAACTAACCCATACATATTCACCTCCCTCTGAACCCCATCGCACCTCTTGGTAACTTGTATCAACATTTACCTGATAGTTCTCATAATGCCCTGCCGAAAAACCATTGCCCTGAGTTGTTATGTAAGCCGGATCAATCCAATTACTAGAGCCTGCAAGCCTATATTGAACCCTCAGTTGTACGCTAGTAGCGTCTAGCCCGCCGTTATTATTTGCGTAATACAAAACCCCTTCAATATCAAGCCCAATACGGTAGGTATTTTCGGAAGTGGTGCGTGTGGCCCAGCCGGTTGAATTTGACAGATCCGCGCCAGGGGCGCTGTCCACGTTTCCGGGGAAAACGGTTATCTGACCGCTACTATTTTGATAGTTCCATGTAACGTCTTGATAACTGGAAACTAGAGTATTGCCAATTTTCCAATCGGTGAATTGACAGCTTGATAATCCGAGGTGAAAGATTTGATGAAGGTACCGATCCTCACCCTGGTATTCAACGTAAGGCTTTGCACCAAGATCTGGGAATAGCCTATGAGTACCCATGACAACGGGCATAGACTCATATGGACGCATCCGATTGCTACCGCCTGACAGGCTATAGGTAGGCGATGCCTCAGAATATTGCCCCGACATATTAGACAGGGAAGCGCCTGGATTGTTGGCTGCAAATACGGCGTTGATAACCATTGAGCCGGCAGCCATAATTGCCATTCCGGCAACAGCTGAGCCCATTGCTCCAAGCTCTGGTAGCAGATAATACTGCTGGAGCGCAACTACTGCGATAACCATCGCGATCATCGCAACTGCTTGAATAGGGTTAGAGCCACCACTATCACCACCTGCAACAGTGGCCTTAACATTAATAATCTGCCCTGCTTTGGGACAAATTAAATCCCACTCAATAACCTCAAGTAGTCGATCATCTAGCCAAATTACAATCGGCTGCTTGGTATCCACACCTGATCGAATGATAATTTCACGGACAGTAGAGCCGTCCCCTACAACGCATTGATAGATATTCCTATTAGCCGCTAATGCTGGGTGGTAATGCCACACTACATCGCATTTTTCTCTCTCAATTACTTCCATGAGTAATACCCTTCAATTTTGAGGAAGCAGCGATTGAGTTCACGAATTTTATGGAGAACGACCATCCCGGCGTTTTGCATTGCGTGTAAGACGCATGGATCACCATCTACCAGGCAATAGACACCGACATGGCTGGGCCTTCCGGCACAAATCATCAGTACGGCATCACCATCTTTTGGGCTATCTGTAGGAGCGCCATACTCGTGAACTAAGTCATCAACCTGACCAGCCCTACCAAGTCGGGATTGCGCCCTATCTACATCCACAATTGAAGGCACAGGAAGCCCGAATTGCTCTACCCGAACGTCAGACAATAGGCGAGCACAATCCGCATCGCCAAGCACGTAAGGCCTACCGATGTATTTAGATGACCAGTGCATTAGAAAAGTCCGGAAGAGTTATCAGGCCTGTACTGCGTTGAAATGGCAGGCTTAGAAAATAGATTCTCAAATCCAAGTTCTGCCGAAACTGTTTGCTGGTTTACCTTGACGTTGTATAGGTTCATGGTGATTTCCCACTCAACTAAATCAGGTCTTGATCTCATGGCTTGCATAAATTTGACTGTGCTGTTTTGGCCGCCATTACTGCTCTCAATCCAATACATCAAATCACGACCTACGTTATCAACTGATAACTTCGCCTTGGGTAATTGATCTTCAAAATCATCGGGTGGGACTAATCGAAATGGACAGGCAATATAAAGCTTTCCATTGCTGGTTAAGTCCTGCGAGTCATTGACTACTCGAACAGGATCGGTCAGATCAGCATGACTAATCTCTAACAGAATCAATGGTGCTTCTTCGGCACTCACAGAAGCTAAGGTAGATTTGTATTGGGATGAGTAGGCTCTAGCCATTAAGAGCCCCAACTTTCGATCTTTGCGGAGATTACCCATGCGCCATAGACATTACCGCGTAGTCTCGCGCTATAGCCACCGCCGACAAAACGAGCTAATTTGGTGGATTGGGATACTGGGTCAAAGTAGGTAAACCACAAGGCGCCCTCTTTTATTTCGCCCGAGTACCACAATTCAAACGCCTCAAAATCAGCTTTGGTTGGGATGTAGATACTGACAGTCCGAGTAACCATCACGCGGGAGCGAACCATAACCTGTTTTGGTGGCCCTGACTCCATATCGGTACGAAGCAGCGCAGATTCTCGTTGATGTTGGTATCCGCTACGCAGTAATTTTGCGTAGCTTGGTAATGTTGGGGTGGTCATTAAGCGCCTCTCCGCAATCCATAAGTACCTGCAAGTTGTTGCGAGATTTGACCATTTTTGGCAATGTCAGAACTCATTGCTTTTCTGACCAAAACTTCAACATCAAACCCTGTATCGTTTTTCTTGGCCGTTGCTACAGCCTCGTATCCATCGCTACCAGCTTGGTTGATTACGTTGATGTTTACTCCGCCGCCTCCACTGCCTGAAGTAACCCCAAGCCTCCCGCTGGAATCTCTGGTTAAAGGCATGATTGCCTCGGGTCCAGCCTCGCCCATAAGCCCAGTGCCTTTAGCGAACTTAAATAATGTTGGGTTATCTACGATAGTGTTGGTAAACGCACCGCCTTTTGCGAAGGCTTGAATTCCACTATCCCATGCCCCGCCTTTTGCTTGTTTTGCTTGCACTGGTCCGATAAAATTAGCAGATCCCTCTGTACCGCTACCATAAGATGAGTTAAACATTCCGCTAAAGAACGAAGCCCCAGCCTTAGCCAAGGGTGCAGTAATAC